TGTAAAAGGTGATATATATTTATAATCAAATAAAATTCTAGCTACATTTCTTTTATTTAAAAAATAATTATATACAAAGTCTATTAGTTCTCTTGATAATACCTTTTTAACTACAACATATTTATTTTTTTTAAATGACATACTATTTATAATAATTAACCACGTCTTTTAAAATTGCTTGACAGTTCCAATGTATAAATCTGAATGGTTCATATCCCATATCTACAGCAAATTGATGTGGTGTATAAGATGGAAAGAACATTATTCTTCCTGGATTACATTTAAAATTAATTTGTGATGTAGCGTAAGTTATTTTAGATCTATCTTTTTCAGGTAGTAAATTCATTACGTTGCCTGGTCGTGGATCATCAAATATAGGCATTGAAGTTGCATCACTAGCTTTTAAAAAATAAAAACCAGACATGTGTCCATTCCAATGAGTATGTAATGCATGATGTCCTCCACCCTTTTTAGCAAACTCTTGAACCCATAACTCTGTTATAAATACGGTATAATTAGTTAAATCAAAACCCATTTCATCTAATAGATTATGTGAGGTTTTAGCAACATAGTTTTGTAACTCTGCAAAATTAGGATCACCAATTAAACTTGTTGAATGAAATACTTGACCCATATCTCCTTTGTTTCCATATTTTTTATTTCTTTTATTTCTTGCTTCTTTTGAATCTTCTTTTGATTTTTCAATATATGGATCAGATGCTGTATTAAGTTGATCAACAAAACTAGGCTCATTTGCAAACCAAATAGGTGTAACAAAATGGTTTTCTCTTGTTAAGTTTTTTGGAAAAGTTTTATCCTCACCTAAAGATATTCTTTTTGTTTTTTTAATTTTATTCTTTTTCATATTTTATTGGAAAGGTCTTCCTACATTCCATATTACTAGACTATATCTTTCCCCTTTGGTTATTGGACATACTCTATGCCAAACAAAAGAAGGAAAAACAACTAAAGATCCTTTTGTTAATATTTCTTTGCATTTAATAGTTTTATTTTTTTTAGGTATCTGACTTCTAAAGTCAAATTCCAATTCTCCTCCTTTATAATCTTTACCATCCGATAAAGAAACTGTGACAGATAGTTTTCTTACTTTTCCCTTAAGATTAGGGTCAGGATTTTCTTCGCCATATGGTTGATTCCAACCATCGTTGTGCCAATCATAAAATTGGTTTTTACCATATTTTGTAAATTGACAAGATTCCGACCAGTCCCATTGAAAATTCCAACCAGCATTTCTATTAGCATTAAATACATATGGATGAATCTGTGCGTATATCCAAGGATCATTAAGCCAAACAATATTTGAATCTCTTACTTTTTTTAAATCCTTAACTTCTTTATTTGATAATTTTTTATCTTGATAAGGCCCCGTAACAGCTAACAATTTTTTTTGTTGGTTTCCATATTTTATAATATCATCACATATACGTAAAGGAACTGCATCTTTGAAATACCAATAATAGTGTTTTAAATTCATATATCTTTATAAGATATATATATCTTATAAAATATTAAAGTAAAGAAAAGAATTGATTTAGATCAATAATTACGCAAGAACAAACTCAGAGCCATTCCAATCATAAAGAGTTGGATTATCCATGTCGTTTGATTTATAGCCCTTCCAACCTTTTGTATTATCTGCTTGATAAGCCGACTCAGACCAATATATTACCCACCAAGTATTTTCATCAATAGCAGTATCTTCTTCAGTAGGTCCGGGAAGTGGTGGTTGCCAATCACTATTATCATCTAATGCCCAAGAAGGATAAGGTTGGTTTGTTATAAATATGTTTTTTGCAGGGTCATAAGTATAATCTACACCTGCATATAATTTTCTTGTGCCATCCATAAAAGTTTCTTTCCAAATACCACCTTTAAAAAAATCTGTACACCATGCCTCTGCATCAGCTACATCGTCACCCACACAAATAACTCTTAAAACTACATTACTTTCATTTAATTCTGCACAATATTTCATACTAAGCCGCCGTTACCGTTCCAGTTACTTTCATTGTTGCTATCTTCTCTCCTCCAGGAGCGGTTGAAGTTTGATTAGTTCCGGGTGATACTGATAAACTAGCACATGCTGGAAATCTTAATATAACAATACCTGATCCGCCAAGTGCACCTGGTCCTCCAGATGATATACCGGAAACTCCTCCCGAGCCTCCGCCGCCACCGCCAGTGTTAGCTTGTCCGGCTTGACCTGATGTTCCAGGACCTGAGTGTGCGCCATTTCCGCCGCCACCTGGTCCGCCTGATCCTCCAGAAGATCCGGATGGTCCGTGAGAACCACCTCCGCCACCGCCACCATAGGTAGCCGATGATCCGGCAATTGTAGTTGTTTTTCCTGATCCTCCAGTTTGACCTGAACCAGCAGAATTAGCTCCGCCGCCTCCGCCACCTTTAAGGCCTGTTCCGTTAGCTCCAGGATTTCCTTGTGGAGGAGTTGTTGGTGGAACGTTTCCTGCTGCTCCACAACCGCAAACAGGTGAGCCACCTCCGCCTGATCCTCCAGTTTTACCATCTACATTACAGTGAGCTGCACCTCCGCCGCCTCCAGCAGACGTTAAACAAAAAGCTGGTAATGATGAATCACCACCATTTTGTCCGCAAGCAGTTCCTGGGTTTGGTCCTCCAGCGCCAACTGTTACTGAAACACATCCTGCTTCAACACAGATAGCTGCTACACATGAATCTTGAAAAGAAGTTCTATAACCACCGGCTCCTCCGCCAGCACCTTTATTTCCACCGCCTGCTCCGCCTCCAGCGACAATAAGCCAATCAACTGCATATATTGCTTTTCCTCCGCCAGCACCAAATCCTAAGACTTGATAGCCAAAACCTTTTCCTTTGGCACGGTTTTTCTTTTTTGAATTTTTACCTTCGGCATTTTGAAGAAGGTCTATTTTATGGTCTCTCATTCCTCTACTCCTTATGCGTCGTTAGCTAAGTCAGTAGTAAAGAATAATCTAATTCCTAATACTCTTGCATCTCCCGTAAAAGTATCACTACCATCAGCTGCATCTCTATATAATTGAAAATATGTTTGTTCTCCATCACCAGCATTAGAAATTGTTACTGCGCCACTTTCTGAAGTAATTTGTTGATCTTCAACTGTTCCTATACCTGCGTCTGTAACTTCTGCTGCTGTTCCATAAGCAACGTCAATAGTATCACTATCTCCACAAGATACTCCTTGTAATCCAAAAATACAGTTTCCTGTATTAGTAGTACTTGGTGTCCAGTAAACTTGAAAAGTTACTGTTCCTGCATTCCATGATTTAGGGAATCCAACTGAAAATTGTGCATACTCAGCTGTACTTGGATCAAAATCTAAGACGTTCATATCAGGTCTTGTTGCTGTTGTTTCAACTTGTTGTGCATCAGCACCATTAGTTGTAGCTCCGTACATAGCAGAAGCTGGAACCCACATAGTTTCTTTTCCTGCAATTTTAACTGCAGAAACTGTTCCACCAGCGTCTTCAGCTTTAATAACTCCAGTTCCTTTTGTTGCAAAAGAAATACCTATGTTTGAATCATCTCCTGTTGCACTAATAGTAGGGTTATTACCAGTAGCTGCATTAGCTAATGTAATTTCATTAACTGCAGAACTTGTAGCCGTTAAAAGAGCTAACTGATTACTGTTAGTATCTAAAATAGAAGTTCCTATTATAGGAGATGTTAAAGTTTTGTTTGTTAAAGTTTGAGTACCAGCAGTAGTGACCATTCCTAAATCAACCATATTTGGATTTGATCCAGATCCAACTCCATAGATTAATTTAGTTGAGGTATCACCACCTGTAAATGTAACACTAGATCCTGTACCAGTTACATATTTAAATGTTACTGCTTGTGATCCTGTTGTAGAATTTTTAACAGCATATAATTGCTGTACGTCAATTGGAATAGTTACGTTTCTTGCACCTGTAAGTGCTCCTGTTAAATCAATTACTCTATGAGCAAGAGTTGCTCCTGTTGATCCGTCTGATACTGAAAGAGTTGTATCTCCTGAATCAGATACCGCTTGAGTAGTATAACCACCAGCGAATTGCTCAATAATTTCTAAGTTTGTATCCT